GAATAGCAAAGTTATTAGAAAATCAAAATATAGGTATACCTACTGATTTAAATAGAATGTGGTTCAATGTTACTTATCACGGTAGAAAAACTCAACATTGGTTGCACCGAGATGATCAAGAAAATTCAAAATTAAAATCTATTTTATTTTCTATAAAAAATTTAGGGTTACCTGAGCTGTTACCGGTAATGGTTGAGTTTTCATCTATCGTAATAGCTTGATCCCAGTTAGGTGTATTAGTAGTAGGGTTGGCACTTACGTTTTGAGTAATTACTATTTCAGCTTCTGCTGCATTAGTTACTTTAGGTCTATAGCCCATCATATAAGCCATAGTATAAAGATTACCGGGTTGTTTGGCAAATTGTAAAAAAGTTTCTTGTAATTGCGTATCTTGGTAAAAAGACAACACATCACCTACGTATGCTGCCATTTCTATAAACATCATACCGGGGGAGGTAGGAGAAAAGTCATTATAAGCATCAGGAAAATAGTTTTTAGCATATTCTATGAGTTCCTGCTTATAATCGGAAAATTCCCTAGCTACATATTTTATATCTCTAGTTTCAGCCATTATTGCTCAAAATTAATTAATACTTCGTCTTCTATATTACTATCTCTGATAGCATACTTTAAAAATAACCTTATTGTATTAGTATTTGGTTCACCACTTACTTGTAAGTCGGTTGCTATAACTCTAGGAAAAAATTCACTTAAGCCCTGTCTAACTATACGTTTAGCTCTATTGATGGTTTCTTCATTAATATTTTCAAACATTACATCTCTTAATAAGGTACCAAAACTTGGATTAAGATATCTTTCTCCAACTCCTGTTAAAAAGTAATTAATTAAATTTGCTTTTATAGCCTCCTTAGTTTGAAAAGTAGAATTAAAAACCGCCTTACCGCTAAAAGGTAATGACACCCCAACTGCTTTTCTGGGTTGAAGATCTAGTGGATTAATTTTTTTTCTGTTATATGCCATTTTAAGCTATACCTAATTTTTCTTTATCTTTTTCTATTGATCTGTTATAAACTGCACCTGCTTTTTTTACAAAATCAAATTGACTAATATCTATTCCAGGCATTGGTCTTGGGCTTTCACTTATACCCATAGTGTTTGCCATAGTAGAAGCAAAATTAGGTTTTTTAACCATGTCTGAAGTACCGTTGATTACATTTCTATATTCATCACTAGTCATAGATTCTCTAGTCTGGTTGATCATTTCCTGTAATGGTATTGTACCTGTGTTAAGTTCACCTGTAGACCAAGTTCTTTTCAGGTCTTTTTGTTTTACTTCTCTGTAACTGTTTTTAGAATCATTAATGTTCGGAGTACTTGCTACTTTAACTGCTTCAGTAAGCATATCTTGTAACTCAGCTTTTACAGCTGCTCTTACTTCTTCTCTAATGATTTTTCTTAATTGTTCAAGTTTCATAATTATAAATAGTTGATTTATGCAAGTTGATTATCTAATCTAAATTTTAATTCATCTAAGAGTACTTTAGTATCAGAACTAAACGACGGCTGACCTCTTAATACTATCACTCCTATATTATCTTTAGCTACTGCTAACCTTCTTTTTGCTAATGTATCTATAGACTTGTCATCTATAATAGCTAATGTATATTTCCTACCATTAGCAGCTATATAGTTATAATCTTCATCAGGTGTTCCTTCTGAACCGGTATTTTCTATAGGTTGTACAGCGGCTAATAATTCTCTTAACTCTTCTTCTTGTTCTTCTTCTAAAACTTGTGCACATTCTTCAATATTATCGTTAACTCCATTAAGAAGTTCTCTAATATTATCAAATGAAGGAGCTACTCCTTGTAGTAGTGAGTTACAAGCTTGTAGATCATCTTCTAAATCGTCTAGTAGGAGCCTAACTTTAACTAACCTATCAGCTTGAGAAGTAGTGTATCCTGCAGTTTTAGCAGAGAACAAACCCCCTCTATCGTAATCGCTATACGAAGGACGTGCACCTCTAGCTAGTTTAGTTCTATTTCTTTTTAATAATCTTATTAATCTATTAGCTGCTCTAATAGGTCTTCTCAATCTTCTAGGTATAGAACTAAATTTATTAACTTTTTTTTGAAAAGTATTAACTACCCTAAGCATATTATTAGATGCTTTTACTATTTTAACAAGTTCTTTGCTATCTGGGCATCTATTTGAAAACTTACTTAATAGTTTTACAGTTTCAGTCTGTATTCTGGCTTCTAATTGACCTTGAATATTTCCGAGCTGATTAGCTATCAGTGCTGCTATTTGTGATCTTAATGCCATTACTCAGTAAATACTTTTTTAGACTTTAATGTAGAAGGTCCGTTAGGATTAATTCTATTTTTTAAAGCTTGTATTACAGGTTTAGCCTGTAGTCCTCTTTTATTCAGAGCAGGTATAGGGTGGTTTTTTATAGTCCTAGCTCTTGCCATATCGTTAGCCATACCTTCTAACATATTTAACAAATTCATTAAAAATCCTTCCATTTGATTACCTAATACTACAGGTTCTTTCGATAATTTATTAGCAGATCTTGCTGCAGATCCTAAATATATACTAGAACCATCCAAACAGAGGTATTTTTTAGAATCTAAGTTTATAGTTCCTTCGGTATTCAAACCTATAGAACTTACGCTGGATAGTTGTATATCATTTTCTTTAGCGTTGAAATAAAGTCTTCCTCCATTTATTATTACTTGATTGCCCTTAAACTGGTCAGCTTTAGTAGGGGATTCGTCCCAAGCATCTCTTTTCTCGCTAGCTTGTTTTAGAGGTATTTTATGATTAGATACTAAGTATATAGATGAACTATCTTCATTAACGTCTTCTCCTAAGGTAGTATAACCTCCTTTAGTTTCTTTCTGTCCATTACTAATAACTATAGCAGGACTTCCTATATTAGTACTGTCAATAAAGCCAGTAGTGTTAGATGCAGCACCGGTGAATCTTATAGATTGACCTTGTCTACCTTCAAACTGTACATCACCAGGTCCTGATCCTATTGGATTAACATTACCTAACTCTACAAACTTTCCTCCTTGGGTAAAGTCTATATTAGAATTATTTATAGTATCAGGGTAAAAATTATTGTTAGCGTTATTCCATATATTTAAAACGCTTTCATAATATTTACGATTTTTAGTTCTAACATCATTAGATGATGGTACAGGGTGAGATTCTACTGCAACTATTTCACCTATAAGGGGAACTACTTTAATATGTGAACTTTTTTGATAAGCAAATGGCATATCTTCTACTGCCTCTTCACTTCTATTTGAATTAAGAGGTTTAAAAAAAACACCGTTAATAGCTATTCCTCCCCCTTTATTTTGGTACATAGGGTGTAGTTCGTCTAATATTACATCTACTACTCTTCCGTAAAGAGCAGAAGGTCCTTTTTTAGACGTAGAACTACTGCCACCGCCGCTGAATGAATTTCTTAAAGATAAATTAAGACTCATCTTCTTCTTTAGTATCGTTAATTTTTTCTTCTAACTCTGTTTGAGTTTCTTCTTGTTCTTCTAATAAATCTTGCAATTCTGAAAAGTCGAATAGTTCTCCTTCGCTACCTTTAGCTTGTATCGCTTCTAAACGTTGTATTACTGTAGCTAATTTGATTAAATGTTCATCATTCTTAACTCCTATTTCCATATATTCTTTGATCATAGGAACTAAAAGAGTAGCATCTCCTATATTTTCTATAAGAGGTTTTAATTCACCAATAAGGCCTTTGACCTGTGATTTAGTTTCTCTAGAATTATTATAAATTTCTTCAAAGAGATCCGATAACTTTTTTCCTTTAAAAATTTCTTTATCTGAATCCATATCTTTTTATAATAAATAGATTATAGTTCTTTTATTATAATTTTACCTTTTTCGTGGTAACGGTGGTATATTTTATAGAAATCATCTTTTAGTATAGAAATAACTTTAGTTAAGTGAGGAGTTTCACAATCTGTCATTTCTCTAATATAGATATAAAGTGCTTTTTTCTTAAAGATATCTAAATCGTGTCTAGTTCTAAAAATGGTTAAAACTGCATCAGCTATCCTTTTTTCACTGTCTTTTACAAATAAATTATCTAATTTGTCATAAGCTTTTTCTACCCACATATCTAAAAACTGACTTAATGTAATACCACCTGGTAGTTTTACGTCCATACTACCCTCATATGATTCTTCCATATCATCAAAAGAACCTATCTGCTTAAGTTTTTTATAATTTTTATTATTATAGTTTATTAACCATCTTTTAACTATAGTACCAAAATAAGAATATGCTTTAGCTCCATTATTAGGGTCGAATTTCATTATTTTCTCTTCTAATAACATAGAAACAACTTCATGTTTTAAGTCTTCTATCTTTTCAACATCGGTATAGTAGAACTTGAAAGTATGAATTATATTTTCAGCTAGCTTATAAAAAGGAAAATAAATATGTTCAGTAAATATCTTTGCTCTATAGTCTGAATCTGTAGATACGTTGTATTTTTTTATGTATTCTTCTGTTTCTTTTGTGAAGTAGTTACTACTCGCTTTCTTTCTTGCCATAATTTTCGGGGAGCATATATCGGTTTAGCTCTTTCTGTACGTTTTTCATTTGTTCGAAAAAATAACCGACCTCGTCATCTGATTGGAATACCCCTCTTTCGTCAAGATTTTGTAGGTGCTTTTGTGAATCTTTAATTATATTTGATATACTCTGAAGATATTGTGTTTGATCCACTGTAATATCTTCATATCTTTCTACTTTTACTAGGAGATTACGTATTGCAAATCCTAATACTACTATAATAATAAATAAAATAATAATAGTAACCAACATTTTTTATAAGTTTTTTAACATTTTACTAAGTCCTTCTGAGGAATTTACTTTTTTTCCTGTAGAACTTTGAGTTTTTTGAGATTTTGGTTTAGTAGAACCTCCATTTTTCTTCCACATATCGTATTCTACTTTAGAAGCTAAAAAATCTGCAGTATGTAGAACTGAAATAATAGATGTTTTTTGTCTCGAAGACTCAACATTACTAAAGAAATAGGCTTCATTCGCCTTATCGAAAACGCCATCATGTAATCTGATAGCTAAAAATTCTTTTTGAGATACTTTAATACCGAATTTCTGTAATATAAATAACGACCTATCTGGTATAAGCATAAAATCTAGATCTGAATTGTAAGTGTACATCTCTGAAAGCTTATCTTGACGCCATTTATCAGTTTGAGGAATATAGTTCGGTACGTCTCCGTTACCTAATTTACCTAAATCATGAAATAAGGCTGAAAATACTAGTTCTTCCTCGGTGTAGTCGATATTTCCTCCCATCTTCTTGTATAGTTTATGCTGTTCTAAAGCATATTGAACTACTCTATTTACATGATCTACATAACCTCCTCCAAAAGCATTATGAAACCAAGTTTTACTTGAAGCAGGTGCCATAATGTATGTTTCGGACATATGTTCCAACATTGCCATAACAGCATCTTTACGTTCCCCAATGTAATGATCTATAATTTTAATATGCTTTTCCCAATTAGATTGGATCTGTTCTGCTGTTAACATAATTAATCTTGTGTTTCTATATTGAGAAGGGTAATAATATCGCCGTAGATATCTTTAATTTCACCGAGAGCTACTAAAGCAGAGTCTCTGTCTCCACTATTAATAAAATAATTTAGTTTTTGTAGTTCGGAATCAATACTCTCTAATTTATTAGTAATAGATATCTTATTTCTCATATTAATTTATATTTTTTATAAAATTTAATTATTAAATATATTAATTATAATAATAATATTAATAAGGTAATAAAAATAATTCAAAAAAACAACTATTCTATAATAAATTTTTCAAGAAAATATTGTCTACTACTTTTCGAACCTCCGTCCCAATAGATTTCTCCACGAATAGTAATGGTATCTCCTTCAAATTGAGGATGAATAGGGCCTATTATTCGTTTACCT